ATGAACCCAATGGTTGCAAAATACTTTTTCATGCTTTCTCCTGTTTTACGGGTTGCCCAATCATTGCTTCTAGTTTTTTTATCTGCACCTCTACCTGTTGCGTGTTGAGGTTCAAGAACTTGATGAGCCATTCTTGTTGGGCGATCCATACCAATCGCTTGAGTGCAGGCGAGTCGTGCTCAATGCCTGCGGCTTTTAACATTTCTTCGTGTGTCATAGTGGTGATTCCTCATGGTTGTCAGGGTTGAACTTCGGGATTTTGTTTCCCTTGTCCTTCGGGTTGGGGAATGGTGGGAACGGCCACATTGTTTTTCTCCTTGAGTGCTAAAACTTCACGCTCTACGCAATCCAAGAAAAATGAATGCGGTTTGTTCACGAAAAGAATGTTGTTCTGTACGGGTCGCAGTTCTTTGATGATCTGCAAAACCTTGTCGTATGCTTCTGTTGTCATGCCTTTTTCTCCTTAAAATCATCGACTGCGATGCAGCCACGTTCTCGACAGCCCTCGTCCATGTCGGGCAAGAACTCATCGAGCGCCTTGTAAATCTTCTCGCGCAACAAAGACGGTGAAGCATGGTTCAGTACGGCTATCTCCATCAGCGTGTTGACCAGCGGCCTTGCTTGTTCGTACCTCATACCTTCTCCGGTTGTGTTTTGACGCGACCAAGATCGACCCACAGCTTCATGGCGTTTGCACAGTCCCGCTTTGACCACTCTGGTAGGCTTTTATATTGCGAAGCCAGACTCGGCCAGTGCGCAATGTAGGCTTCAAACTGTTTTTCCCAGTACTTCATACCTTCTCCTTGAGGGGCAAGCCCCATAGTTTGTAGCCAGCACAGTCCGTGTGGGTGTACTTGCCATCGTTACCAACAGCGTTGGGTAGTAGCGCGTGCGCTTGAGGGTGTTTGTCGTGGCCTGGGAAGCCGCCAGACTCGCAGATCGTGCCAAGCCTTGAACGCAGTAATGCTCTGTGTCCCTCGGGCGTTGTTGGTTTGCATGGGCAATGCGAGCAGGGCGTCATGGTTTATCCCTGCGCTTGAGTCCCGCTGGGTCGCTGGCTAGGTTGACAGCATCAACGACTTGACGCTTGACTTCCTCCGCAACATTTTGGGGTGGTTGTTTACCAAAGATGCGCTCGAAACTTTCCGCAAACTTTTGGTGATCTGTTGGGCGTTGCGTGTCGCCCTTGCCTGCTTCATGTGCCATCAGTCCGCATCCTTTGCTAAACAAGCGAACGCCTTGGGCAAGCCCACTGCTCCTTTGACTTCTTCCTGCCGCGCCACCAGCACAGCCGCCGCCTTGTTGCACAGCGCTCGGGATTTGAACTCGTCCACCTTCTCCCAGTTCAAGTTGCCACCAGCGTTCATTTGAAACACTACCAATACGAATGCACCAATCATTCTTCATCTCCCATTAATTTCAATCCCTGCACGATATGAAGAGCCAAGGTCATCAGCTTACTGACTGCTTTGTCCTTCCAAACTTTCTTTTCTTCTTCTGTCTTGAGCCCCCATTCGCCGTCCAAAATGGCTTGCAGCGTGTCGCAAACACTACATGAACCATATCCAACTTTGACGTACCAGTAAGTGCTTGGCTGATAGATTGCCGCACCAATCACATACAACAATGTGCCTTGGTAGTCGCCGTCATCAATCTGGTGAATGCGTTTTGGATCGGGGGTTTCGTATTCACCTTCATCGTTCAACATCTCCACCACAGCAAGAACAATGTCGCTGTAGCTGCTTGGCAGTTTGGCTTCAAACTTTTCTTGAACTGAATCTTTGCGTTCAAACCAGCGTTTTGTAAATTTCTCAATCATTTCTTATCTCCTTTTAAATAAAAATCATGTTCGGCAAGGGCTTGCTTCACATCATCTAAACACCTGCGGCCAAAGTTTGGGATGACCAACAAGTCGCGTTCGCGCATATCGAGTAACTGCCTGACCGTGTTGATTTTCTCGGCACGCAAACAGTTGCTAGTACGCACAGTCAACAATAGGCAGTCAATGTCTTGCGACAACAACGGCGCTTGGTGTTCTTCCATTGCGATCATGGTGCGATCGGGGATGACTGCGACCCACAACGTATCCACTTTGTTGAACTCCACGTGCTGCCCCAGTAGCGCGTAGACTTTTTTGTTTTCGTCCATGTGTCCTCAGTTCTTTGAAAAGTAATACGCCAAGCCAATCCAGATCACCAGCGCCGCGTAGCCCATGAGCACGTTGCGCCAGCCGTTGTTTTGTTCGGGTGGATAGAACCACCCAGCTTGGTCGATGGAGTTGGGGAAGGCTTCTTGTAGGGTGCGTGGGTAACACCGTGTGGTTGGGTTTTTGTCTTCGATCATTGTTCCCTCGCTTTCAGCATTGCGTCTGCGTAAATGTATTTGGCTTGTTCGCGTGTTCTTTTCGTTGGCATTTTTGTTGGCTCAGGTTTTCCCGTTGCAACCGAAAAATAAAAACCATCGACCATTTGAGAATAATCATTGATGTACTGCCGTACATCCTCATCAGTTGCCTTGGCCGCGAAGTAATCACGCAGGGTCATGCCGTTGTAGCAAACATCGTTTGTTGGAAACGCTGGCCCACCTGTTTCTTTTTCCATTTCAATTTCCTTTCACGCAGAGTACCTGCTTGAGTTGATGAACGACCTCATCTTGAATTACTTGTTTCATCTCAACCCTTAAAAATGTCTTTGAGCAAGTCGAACAACTGACGCGCTTGCACGACAGTCAACTTATTCACCACGCCCTCGGCTGTCCAGTTGCGAGTAAGCACGATCGACACAGGAGCCTGCGCCTCTTGCTTCGCACCAGTATCGACAGTCAACGCGGCAATGCCTGCTGATTTCTTTGTGGGCTTCTTGATAGCTTTGGCTGCTTTAGCGCTTTTGATCTTCTTGGCAAGGCTGTACGTCTTGTACTCTGTACCCACTGCATGAAAGCCACCCTGCACATCTCGCGTCATCAATCCCACGCGCAACATTTGATAGATTAACGAGTCGGTGGAGTTGGTCTTGTACCCGCGCTTGAGCAGTGCTTCCACGATGTCTTTGCCCTTCAATCCGGGATTGTCTCGAACGAACTCGAAGGTGGCGCGTGTCACGCCGTTCTTTTCTTGGAAGCGGTGGGTTTGTTTGGTGGTGATGGTTTCAGTTGTTTGCATAGTGTCTTTCGATTGGGGTTGAGGTTGGGTTGATTGAAGCGTCTTGTTGTCCTCGTCTTCCCACTGTTTGAGTGTGACGGCAAGGTTGTTTTCGAATCCGCGATTGAGTAGTGCGGTGCTCAGTGCAGTTTGTAGATCAGGCATTGCTTTCTCCTAGTTAAGGTTTGGGAAATATATCCGAATCGGCTGAGGTTGTCAACCGATGGACAAGAGAGGGGTAAGTTAGTGGTTGCTTTCGCTCCAAGCTTTTAGATTGGGGGTCGCGTTGACCCCCAAAGATTGACACCCGTCAAACGAGCGCGGGTACTTTCGATGGTTGGTACGCCCAGTTCAGATGCCAACACATGACTTCCGCAACAGTCTCGGGGTCGTTACGCACGAAGTCGTGCATGGTGGCTATGTCGTTGTCCAGACACGCCGCGATCACCTCGGCCTCGAAGTCATTTGTTGCGTTGTGTGTTGTCAACGTGGCCTCGAATGTACCCATAATGATGTTGATACAAGTTATAGGCATCTCATCGAAGTACGCCGACAACAGTTCTGCATCCGCTTGCATCAGCGCGTCACCAAGCTCGTATGCGAAAGGCGCTTCTATCTTTGATTCTTGTTTTGCAAACTCGTTGTCAGTCATAGCGTGGATGCCCTTGGTCGATGTGAACTCGGTGCCAGCACTAGACCATGAGCCGATGATCTCCTCATCCTCATCCCACATCTCGTAGCCATTGGAGAGATGACCATGCCACGCACGCTTGGTTGACTTGTAGTAGTTGGGGATGAGTTTGCTTGGCTTCCATGCGTAGGTATTGCTGAACCACATACCGTCATGCTCAACGCCTTGGTCATAGTTGACGTGGCTGATGCGCCCCTCGCCATTCATGAACACAAAGCGATTGTCGCCAATGAACTCGGCCACCATTGTCAAGAAGCCTTTGTCGTACACGATGTCGGGATACTTCACTACGGTGTCATGCAGGTAGTCCTTGATGAAGTGATACGTATCGCTACGCGCCGTGTCTGCCGCGTTACCTGTGTGCAGTACGCCGTTGTGCATCATTGCAATGAAGCCTGGCACTACGTCATAGGGATGGCAGTTGCTCAAGTCGGTGTGGCCGTGTGTAGTCCAGCGGAAGTGAATCGCCAGATCACGGTCGTCTTGCGGCATACGCTCGATCATGTTGCGTGCCTCGCCAATGTTCTTGGGTAAGAACTTGTTGGCCTTGAGACCCTTGGATGTGCCGTACATGATGCCGATACCGTCAGGGTTGGAGGAGTAGATATCCGCAAGCAAGCCGTGAGTGTCCAGCAAGGTTGAACGGATTTTGTTTGATTGACCAGAGATGATTAAACACATGATGATTTTCCTAGTTAGAAGTAGTTTGGGTTGAAAGGGGTGAGAGTGCTGTAGTAAAGCTGGCCGTTGGCGTCACGCGATACTGTGTAG